TCTAGTCGATAGGTATGACGTTCTTCATATGTGTACTTGCGGTATAGTTCAAGACTATCTAGATGTACACGACCAATTAAATCATATGTAACAGCAGCCTTACCGTATTTTTCGTACTCACGTTTCTTAGGAAACTGATCCCACAAACAGAAGCGTCGAGTATCCTCTTTACTGAGAACCTTAGTAACACGGTTTACAGTATATGGAATATCAAAGCCTTCGCTATTCCAGCCTGATAATACATCTGCATCTTGTATTAGATCTAAAAACATGTCTAACATATCTGCTTCGTTTTCAAACAAATATGTATTAGGGAACTCTTCGACCTGTTTCTTGGCTTCTTCCATACTTAAAGTCTTTGGAGGAATAGCCAAACATACCATAGTGTCTAACCATTGTAGGTGAACAGCAATCGCAGTAATTGGCATGAACGCATCATCTGGCGATGCGTAGCCACGTTCTGGATCAAAGTCCACCTCAATATCGAAAAACGCTACATTTAGTTTTGGAGCATCTTGATTAAGATAGTTTTCACTTAAACAAACAAAGATTGGATTAATGTCTGCTTCGAACAATTCTTTGCCACTATTAATGGCTTGTTCTTTGCGAAGTTCTTTTGTGTTTTTACATACAATGCGTGATACGGGGTCTCCGTAAATTGATGTATGTTTGCCTCTTGGGTCTTTTACATAAAAGGTGTGTTTGACCGGAATATCTCTAAATTCACGGGCACCTTTCTTATTACGTTCAACCACTTTAATGATGTCATTCTCGCGGTCAAACCATGCGTCTACATAGCTCATTTAATCTCCATATGTCATTTCCGGCTGACAAATACCTAATGTGCGGATTATGGCCCGCCTACCTTACTTTGTACTACTTATTAGATACGCTTAGTGATATCCAAAATTGCTTCAATTTCTTCCCAATCTTCGTTAAAGTTCTGCCAGTCGCCTTTGTGTGCGATCTTAATAGCTTTGTTAATAACGCTGGGTTTAACTTGTAATTCTTCAGCAACTGCTTTAACAGTTTCTTTTAAGCCTTCATTTAAGTCTTCAATTTCACGTAGTACTGTACTACCTTCTGAAATCAAACGCTCTAGTTTTGCCTTTTCTTCTGCTCCGTATGAACGACCTGCCATGTAAATCTCCTTGTTATATGCCTATTATATAATACTTATCATTGAATGTAAAGCTCAAAGATAAAAAATGGCAGAATAAATCTGCCATTTTGTTTGAACTTAATAATATTAATTGTATTGTACACCAGTCCAATTGGGATCTTTAGCCATTGGAAAACCTAATCTCTTTGCTAGAGCTTGATCTTCAGGCTTTTTAAAATGTGTTATTGGAGGTTTAACACCGGGCATTCTGTTAAGAATGTACGGGTCTTGTTGATCAGCACCTCCTAACCATTTAGCTTGTTCGGCTGTTGGAGTCCAACCCGCAGGAGCTGCCGGTGCCGCAGGAGCTGCCGGAGCTGCCGGAGTTTCTGAAGGACTAGCACCTTGTCCAGCTTCACCACACTTCAAGGAATCAATCTTTTCTTGATAATTCTGTAATACTTGTTGTACTGCTGGATCATCGTACTTGGATAGTTCGTCCATTACTTTACGAATTTCGCCAATCTTAGCAATCATTTCTGGACTACATACTGGTGCTTCTGGAGCAACATCTGGAGTAACTGGTTTGTCGTTACCACCGTTACCACCGTTACCACCGCCGCCAGGTCCGCTGTTGCCACCGTCATCTGATGGGCTACCACTTTGCCCGCCTTGTCCGCTACCACCAGCACCGCTTAGATAACCTAAACCGCCCAAACCTGCTACAGTAGCAACTCCTGTTTTAATTGGATTATTCTTAATAGCTTTACCTGTAGCAAAAGCCGCTCTGCTTCCAGGCATAATTTTTTGAGCTTGTGTTGCGGCAGAACCAGTTTTACCTAACATTTTACCTGTTGGGGCCGCAACACCTGGAGCACCTTTTAATCCACCAGCGAAATTTTTGCCAGCCATCTTAGCACCTGTAGCTAATTTAAGGATACTGTCCCATAGACCTTCGTCTAGTTGACTTTCACTTAGACCAGCTGCCTTAGGGTCAAATGTTTGCCCAGTTGGTGCTAGTGTAGTGTTGTCTAAAATTTCCATTGATCCTGGGTCAACAATTGGCCCTACATCTTTCTTAACAACTAATACTTGCATGCCTTCTTTTTCGTGCCCTGGAGGAAATTCAACAAACTGTCCGCCGGCTTTTGTAATCAACTCAGCGAGTGATGCTTCTTGTTGATCTGGAGCATCTGGTTTTGCTTCCGCCGCTGGGGCTGGTTCACCCGCTTCTTGAATAGCTTCTAATCTTGCTACTAAATTACGATATTGTTCAACTGCTGATTCTGTAATGCCTGCCTTGCCATAAGTTTCTGGCCCAGGAATTCCGTCGGCTGCAATACCTTGCTTTTGCTGCCATGCTTTTAATTTTTCTCTTGTTTCAGGCCCCATCTTGCCGTCTGGTTGTGCGCCAATGATCTTTTGTAATTTTTGTAACTTTGGATCACCACTAGGAGAACCTGATTGGCCGTCAGTTCCGCTTTTAGCGTAGTCGCGTCCCATATTAGCTGCCGCAAAACCTAATGCTGGAATCCAACCAAGTCCTGGCACTAATGAAAATGCGCCTGAAAGACCAGCTAGAACTGCGCCAACTTTGTCGCCCTTACCCCAACGATCTACAGCATCTTGTGCTCCTAATACAGCACCAACACCTGGTGCTGCACGTCCTAATACTGAGCCAATTCCTTCATCTTGTTTCTTTTCATAGCCAAAACTTTCAACAAGGCTGCGAGCAATAGTACCTTTAAACTCAATACCTTCTTTGGCCGCTGCCTTATCAATTGCGGCTCTTAATGTAGCCGCATTAGTTGCCTTGCCACCAGCTGCCGCAGGTTTATCCGCAGGTTTACCAGCTACAGGTTTCATAGCCATTAGGTCTTTCATCATTGCTTGCAATGTTTTTAGACGCTCTCTTTTAAATTCTTCTGACTCTTGGTCAGCTACAACTTTATCACTTTGACCACGTAGCCCTGTATCATACTTGTCGCCACTAGTACCAAATAGTTTACCAAGGAACGTTGACGTGTTAGCGTTCTTAGGCATTAAACCTTTTTGTGCTAACATATAGTCTGTATCTTTATCAGCAGTATTAGAAATACTGCCGTCAGCAGAAACAAAATGTCCTTTAACCGGATCGTACAATCCTGGCAAGTTGTTATCAACAGCCATCTTAGCCAAAGCCGCGGCACGTTGTTGTTCGTCACCAATATTGCCCACAGCATTTTGAACTGTTTTAATGTTAAATGCTTCTTCTAATGTGCCTGCTTCGATAGCATCCATCTTAGCAATTAGTTGTCTTAATGTATCCATATCTCTTCCTATGATTGTCTTTTTTGTTTTTGTAGGTCGTTAGCGACTTCTTTTTCGTCAAACGGTCTTGGTATTGAGTTAACAGCGGTATCGACTGCTTTTCTTGCCGCAGTACCTGCCGCAACAATCTTGTCTGTTATACCTTGTTCACCTATGTTCTTATCAATGCCACGGCTAGTAACTCCGCCTTGCTTACGCTTGGCAGCTAGTTGTTCAATACCGTGTCGAACTTGTTCAATGTTTTGTTCCAAGCCCATAAACATTCCGCCCTTGCTTAATTGACAAATCTTTTGCCAAACAACTAGATCATCACTCTCAGCCATATTGGCTAATTCTTTGAGCTGGTTTCTAGCCTGTTGGATTCTGCCTTTTAAACTCATTGGGTTTGCTTTAGCATGACCGTAGACTGTTGGATCATTTGGATCACCAGTCATATCAATCGGTGCTTCTTCTAACTGACCTGCTTGGACGTATACATTTACTTGATTTGGCGGGCAACCTTCTTTTAAAAGTTGTGCTCGAACTTGTTGCTCGTCCATACCCTTAGCAAATAACTCTTTGGCACGTTTGTTCCAATCTACTTTAGGTTTGCTATCAAACAAGCCTTCTTTAACTAGTACACGTTCAGCAATCTTTTGACTGTACATTCTTAAGCGTTCTTTACGATCTGCTTCTATCTGTGTAACTTCTTCTTCTGCTTCGGCAAAATATTTTCTTAATAATGATGCTGGCTTTTTAACATGTTGTGTTGTAGGCGCTTGATAGTGATTCATTGCCATTTGTACAGGCAATGCTACTTTATGTGGGTTAGCACCTTCACTAATTTGTGTTGTTAAATTTTGATCCCCTAGCTGGTAACTTGCTTGGGTACCTTGTGGTCCTTGTTGAACAGCCAATGGACCTGCGCTATAATTTTGTTGTGTAACTTGTCCAGCCGCATCGGTTGTTTGATTATAACCGGCAAATGTAGGACTTTGTGTTTTAACATGTTGTCCTTGGGCATTATAAACATAAACACCCCAGCCGCCTTGGTATGATACAGTACCGTCAGCGTTAACAGTAACTTTTTCACCATTGCCTAGGTCTTTACTTTGACCAGGTTGTATGCCGGCAACATCTGGCATTGCTGGAATTGGTTCTGCTCCTTCTTTTACAATTCGAAGGAACCTAGACATGTCGTTAGCACCTTCTACAGGCTGTGTAGAAGCAGTATCTAACGCCTGTAAAATGCGCTTCATGTCCATTTAACTTATCCTAATAAATGCTTAGTAAGAGTTTTTAAACGATCTAAGTCTGCGCTTTCAGTAACAACTTCTGCGCTTTCTTTAAATGCTGGATTTGTTGGTCCAGGTGCTTGTGGTGTCCAACGCTTACCTTTGTTAGGACCTGATGTGATAATTGGATACTGTCCGTCCTTACCTTTTGGCGGGGGAGCAGTAGCACCATCCATGTCTTGAGGCATGTTGCCTTCATCTAACCCAGCAGCCTTACGACGTGAACCGATAACTTCGTCTTTTTCAGATTCTACTTTACCGTCTTTGTCGTAGTCTTTCCTAGCTTTCTTAACTGCTTCTGAAACCTTGCTAGTTTTTTTCTTAGCAAAAGGATTAACACCTTTCTTTGGACCTGCTTTCTTGCTAGCAACTGCTTTCTTCATTGGCTCTTTCTTGTCGCCGTCTTTGTCCATATCTAAAAAGTCTGGCTTAGCACCTTCTTCCATAGTACCACATTCTTTTAGACCGTGTACAGGACAGCTTTCGCCTTTAGGAGTTTCGTTACAAGTTTTTGCTTCAGCTACTTTGTCTCTGTTGTCAAACTTCTCACTATCTTTCATACCCCATGTTTTAGCACTCTTAGGGCTTTGCTTTTGTTTTGGAGCTTGTTCTTTCTTCTCAGCGGCTGATTGTGACTTAGCATGGCTCTTTTTGCCCTTGCCTGACTTGTCTTCTGCGTCGCCGTCGTCTTTGTAACTAGTATTTTTGTGGATAACGCCTGTTGAAGTTTTAGTTAATTCACCAGTAGGTGTTTTCTTAGTATCACCAACTTTAGCTTTATCGTCAAATGCTTCTTCAACTTTCTTTTCTTTCTTAGTTTCTTTATCAGCTTGCTTTAATTTAAGAGCTTTAATCTTATCTTTAGCTTCCATTAGCTTATTCTTAAGAACTTGCTTTTGGCTTTCACTCATAACATCACTATTATCAAGTTGTTGTCCGTATTCGCTAAACTTCATTTCGTATTCCATATAGTGGTATACGCTGGCAATGTAGTCTGCAGCTTTAGTAATCTTAGCTTGTACCCAAGCTTCTAACTGATCACCGTCATCAATACGCTTGAATAACTTTAATGAATAGTTAGCTAATTTGTATAGGTCGGCCTTGGCCATTGCGCCTTCGTGATCTACATCACCGGAAGGCAACGTACTTACAGGTTCACCCATCGGTTCTTGATTATCTAGTGGCATTTGATCTTGCATGATTTAAACTCCGTTATCTTAATATATTTAGCGTTTTTGTTTAGCACCACTACCGAAAATATTACCCATCTCTAGGCCATTTTTAGCAGTACCGTCTGCGTTTTTAGGCTGTACAACCTTGGGTTGTGGCGGTGCTTTAGTACCACTTTGACCGCCCCAAGGGCTTCCTAAGTAGCTTTTCTTACCACGTGCTTTACCCGGACTATGGTGCGGATTAATCACTGTTCCTACGTTTGCTGAACTTGTTGCCCCTGCTGTAGCATTTTCACTAATAGGAGCACCTGTTTCGTGTACGCTTACTTTTTTGCTAGGATCTTTCATTTGTATCTTTTTAGCAACGGCGTCAGCATGACCGCGTGTAGCAAATACTTTCCATGTTTTACCGTTAATACTAACAGCATAATTATTTGTTTCGTGACCTAATTCGTGCTCCATTTCTTGACGTTTGAATTCTCGACGTCCTTGATCACCAAATCCTGTTTGACTTGAATCGTAATCTCTAGTCCACGAATCGCGGCGGTCTCTCATTTCTGATAAAATTTCTAGTACTTTCATATTTTTTTCTCACCTGTCAAATAAGGTAAACTAAACCATAACTTAAACCATTCGGGTGTGCCGGGCTTTATATTATGTTTTCTTTCAAGTTCCTGATTTTGCATTCCTGTAACACTAATATTACTTCCTTGATTAGCACGGTATTCGTGAAGTCTTGCGGCTCCACCTAACCCGCCCATACCTGATAAAATTTTTAATTCTTGAACAGGGTCATTAGGAGCCAGATAGCAATCTTCCGGGCTATCTTGATTTAACTCTTCTGATGTAATCCTGTATTGTTTCATTTTAATGTACTACGTAACATCCAACTGTGTTTTTTATGTGCGTCTTGACGACCAGCTAAGAAGTCGCTAAGACCGTGATCACCAGCGGCTTCTGACATGCCAAACACCATTTTAAAAATATTAGCCATCTTTTCACTGTCTTGTAACAACTCAGCTACCATGTTACGCTCTGGAATTCCTTCTGCGTTCTCGTCGTCAACAATAGACAACATACTAAACTTTTGTAAACTAGCAGGTGTATACATTTCTAAAGCACGTAACTGTTCGGCAAATGTATCAATACTGCCATAAACTTCATCATAGATCTTTTCAAACAATACATGTAGTTGTGGAAAGCTAGCGCCTTCAACATTCCAATGAAAGTTTTGTGCCTTTAAAGCAAATGCGTATTCGCTAGCAAATGCTGTTTTTAATGCTAAATGATATTTTTGATCCATTTTAAATTCCGTATTTGTTACGTTTAGGTTTTGCTATTGGGCTAACTTTATTAGTATCATCAAGTTCTAAACTTCGCATATCACCTTTGTTTAAATCTTCGTAGTTAGCACCCACAACTTTGTATGCTTGTATAAGCATGTCTTGTTCTTCTTGGGTATAAGGATGCGTTGATTTCTTTTTACCAATCCAACTCTTAGCCTTCATTTCTCTCGGCAATGGATCCTTACCATTCGCACCGGCTACTGCCATACCTAAACGATATGATGTATAGTCACCGCTCATGCGTTCAGAGTCACCATAGGTGTTTAGACCCTTAGTAGCCTGTTGCTTGCGTTTACTAATTTTTGCTTCGGACGATTCAGCAACTGATTTCTTAGCCTTCTCGGGATACATGTTCAAATATTTTGATACTAGATCAAAGAAACGTACTGCTCGCTTACCAACCTTAATTGGAGTATCAGCTGGTACACCAGCCGCCGCACTGAATTCTTCTCTGTCGCCTCTACGTGCAGCCGCACGTAATGATGTAGCAGAACTTAATCTTGGTGTTGGTACATGACTAATGCTGGCAAAATTATAATAGCCGTGCTTGCCTTCTTTGCCATTGTGTTTTGTTAAACCGCTAGTTAACCATTCTTCGTCAGTACACACTTTAAGATCAACATTGTCGCCATACTTGGCATATATTTTAGATGCTAGTGTGAACAAGTTAGTTTCTGGAATAACGTGTCCTGCTATTTCAGGCCATACTGCTTCCATGGCAATTAGTTTAACATCGTATGGTAGCGGGTCATTAGGACCTTGTGTATTTTGATTAGTACCAATGTAGAAGTGGTCAAATTCTGCGGCAGTTTCCCACGCGGCTCTGTGTCCTTTGTGCGGAGGATTCCAGCGGCCAAAACATACACCTACTGAAGTTGTAGGCTGTGCTGGCGCATCTGCGGGTACTTGTCTTTCAAATAGTTCTCTAAGTTTCATTACGGCGTCCACGTCGTTGGCACAATCTTAATGTTACCAAATTTATGTTTCTTAGGATCAGCATATCGAACATGGCCTTCACCGTGAGTATCCCATATTTCTGGTCTACCCTGTTGCTTGATAGCATCATCCATTAAATCCTTCATATTTCTAATTTGTACCATTAAATGAAACACTGCGTCTAAACCACCTGGGTGCGCTTGTATTTGATTAATGATATTTTGTTGTTTATTCTTACTGACACCTTTTTGTGTTAACCAGTCAAGAAATACTTTACCGCTAACATTATTAAACTGTCCACTCTTATTTAAGTAATTTGCAAATGGATAGAATATACCGTTTTTATCTTGCGGACTAATCCCATCAAGAAAACCGTCAATAACTTCTGCGTACTTGTTAGTATACGCAATTAGATCTGTAATAGGTTTAGTGTCCACAGCCGGCGCTTGTGACACATAGATAGGACCTTGTACAATTAGACCTGGTGTAGTATTGAACTGACTAAAGTCGTCCATTGGTTGCTGTAACTTATCAGGCATTCCAAATTCTGGGAAGTAACCGTGTCCTACAACCATTACCTGGGCAGTAGCAACACGCTGACCTAACTCACTCGATGCGTCTACGTGATAACATGTCTTTGATTTAGGATTAGGACAGAACGTATATACATTGTCCTTAAGTGATTTAGGATTTGCTGGATCAACACCAAACAGGTTATCAGCGTAAACAAAGCCAACAAAGTCTTTTGGAGTTGCTGCATCAAACAGTGGATATAAGTTAGCAAAATTTCTAGCAAACAAGTTACGTTCTTTTGCTTGCTCTGGTGTAGCTGGCTTACCGCTTTGGTTAGCAATAAAATCGTAGATTTCTTCTTGTGTAGTACCTTTAGCACCACGTGCCCAACCATTGTGTCCTGCTAAAATTAAAGGACCGTTCTTTTTCTCTCTACCCCAGTATACTTGAGGATTGCCGTCCCACTTCTTACGTACACTAGTTTTGCCTGGCTTTTCTGTAACTATCTCTTGGAAATGTTGTAGAGCTTCTAATGTACCTTCAACACCGTAGAAGAAAACTAAATGTTCAGGGTGGTTAAATGCCCTGCCATAATCTACGGCTTTTTTAGCTTCAGGAGCTTCACGAAGGAATAGTTCTCTTAATAACACAATTAATCCTTGTACTTGCCGTTACTAATATGATCACACACTTCTTCGTGTATCTTTTCACAAGTTTCCTTGAACAATTTTCCTTCTAATGAATCTGGTAAGTCCTTTGATGGAAATTTTTTAATGTATTCTTTATAACTAGCAACAACGGCTTCTTTAAACATCTTAGGAGATGTCTTTTTCTTATTCTTAATAGATTCTACACACTTGACAATTGCCGGATAAAAATGACGTCGATAAGCATCATCGTCATTATTCATAAAAAACGATAGGTCTTCAGCTAGGTCAAAACCAATGCCGTCTTCGTCATCGTGTTTTTTAGGATTCAACATGTCGTCGATATCCTTAAAATCTTTGCTTTCTAACAGTTCTGTAATGCGCATTTTCTAACCCGTTTTTATCAAATTTTATAGTCGCAGTAATACTCTGCGGATAGTGTATTTATCGCAAACGGAATTATATGATTACGCTTTGATTATGCGCTCAACCTTGTTTATAGAGCCGCCTAAGTGCATTTTTGCCAGGAGAAGAGTGTTATCTCCGGTAATATAGAAGTAAGTGCCACCCCAACTACGGTCTTTAGCAAGATCCCGTTTACATGTCTTAGTTAACTTAACTTTACTATTAGATTCCGCCCAATCGATAAATGCTGAATGCTCAACTGATGTTTTTCCTAGAGTAACTTTAAATTCAAAGTCTATTTTAGGTAACACGATAGTTCCGTGTTCTAACGAATTAGAACTTGGCGCACTTATGTATTTTACATTGTCTGTATTAACGTTTGCGATAGCATCAATATCAGACTTTGAATTAGAGTATATACTGATCCACGGACTTTCTACACGAATGTCAATGTTCTTTAATTTCTTTAATTGAGCTTGTAGCGCAAAACAATACTCTAATTCTTCTTGAGTCTTGATACTTCGAATCCAACTTTCAGATGATTTATTAAGATCAATCTTTTTAAGTTGTAATAAAGTAGAATCCATATCGCCGCTACGAAATAAAGAAGCACCGGCACATACTAATACAATTTTGTACTGATATGTGCCGTTAAAAAGACGCTTAGTTACTTTGTACGATATCATCAATATTGTCAATCGACAGCAACGGTACTTTAGGAGCCTTAGGTTTAGCAACTAACTGAATCTTATCTTCATTAATTGTAATAGTTAACCATCCGCCTGCCTTCAAGTCACCAAACAGCATCATACGAGCAAGGTCACGTTTGATTTCTTTATCGATAACTCGCTGTAGCGGACGAGCACCCATCTTACTATCAAACCCTTTGTCAATAAGCCAATTTGTTGCTTCTTTATCAATTTTAATTCGAATACCTTTGTCTTTAACTTGGGTACGCAATTCGTCGATAAATTTAACAACTACCTTGGTCATTGTATCTTTACCTAGTTTATTAAACGTAATAATACCGTCTAAACGATTACGGAACTCTGGAGTAAAGAACTTTTTCAAATCTTTATCACTGTAGTCTTGCTCTTGCGATCCAAAGCCAATAACGTTTTTCTCTGCCGCTTGTGCGCCAGCGTTAGTAGTAAGGATTAAGATAAGTTGACGACAGTCGGCTTGTTTTCCGTTTGATCCAGTAATGAAACCGTTGTCCATCATTTGTAACAATACTGTGCTAACATCTGGGTGTGATTTCTCAACTTCGTCAAACAGTAGAACAGCATTAGGACATTCTTGAATCTGTGTAATCAACAAGCC